GAAGGTAATTGCAGAACCGTCCCCTGCGCGCGAATCACCAACAGCCTTGGCAATAATCTCATCGTCGTGTGCACGACGCATTGCCATACCCTGAGCTTTTGCGTAGTTGCTGTTAGGATCAACAATCATCTGAACGATGTCTTCTTGTTCTGTTACGTCACCAGTGTGGTAAGTAACAGGAACAGACTGCCGACGTTCCCACTGGGTATCGTCGTCAGGGGTTGCAACCTTGCGCGCGGACTTCTGGTTGGCAGCAGTTGCCTGGATGCGTTCCCAATTGTGCGCTTCAGATTGTACTGAACGCTCCATCACCCATGGGCGAAGGCGCGTGATGCCCTGCTGGGCATAGTGTCGAACGTACGTCTCGTATGTATTGACGTACACATTACTGATGGATGCTCCCATGGTCGGGACTCTCCTTACAAAAGTAGTTAAACTCTCGCGGAAGCGACCCGACCCCATGTCGGACTTCGTGCTTGCCTATTTACACGTAGGCCACGTGGTTCTTCCGGACTCCTGGGAGCAACCCGGTAATTCTATCCTATCACGACATAATCGAGATGTAAACCCTTAATCATACACGATCATGTCATTAGCTTTTGCATTAGCAGCAGACGCTGCTTTCTGCAGTTCAACCATTCTAGCTTGCAAACTACGTCCAATAGCGTTGTTAGCAAACAGCTCAGGATTGTTAATAAGTTCTTGAATCTGTGCCTCTGCTTCCATAGGTGTCAGAGCCTCAGGATCATTCCGATCCTCTTTGAAGTTCTGAGCCTGTGAGAAGTTCTGCGCAAGTCTGTCCAACCACTGATAGGTCTCCGCGTCAAGTCCTTTTTCACGGATAGCATTCAACACGCTTTCAGGTGCTTCAGTGAGCTTTGCAAGACCCTCAATATGCTCCATCTTTTTGGCAGCAGAAAGGCCCCACTCCTGGAACAGACCCTCAAGTTTCTCAGCTTTAGTCTGCGCAGATTCTTGATTGCGCCGGTCGGTAATCTCTGCGACACCACTAACCAGGCTAGCAAATTGTGATTTGGTTAAGCCGGCCGCAAGGGCTGCATCAGCCAGCCATGCGCTATCCCCTTCAGCACCATACTCTTCGGCATTTTCAGGACGGCCCAGGCGTTTCATCAGCTCAGCCCGACCTTCTTCTGAATCTAAATCAGCGCGCAATAGACCAGGTACTTTCTCTGCTAGTTTCTGGTCGAACTCCGACCAGTGTTCCTCAGTAGCATCGGGGCCAGGAATACGCACTGCGTTGCCCATATATTGAGACGCATTCTCAACGCGTGAGCGGAATTCTTCAGGGCTGCTTGAATCTTTAAGGAACGGGATGTCACGCAAGCCCTCAGGCATGGCTTCCTCGTACCACTGCTTTTCTTCACTCATGAGTTACCTCGATATCGTATAGGATGTCCGCTATGACAGACCGTTGTCCTAATGTATACTGAGCCTCTTCATTTGTAAACAGTTGGGGGTCAAAATCGTAATACCGAGCCTTCAAGGCCGCAAGCACTAGTTTACCCTCTGGACTTGTGAAAACGTGTACAAACGCCTTCTTAAGCTGCTCCTGCTCCTTGTTCAATGTTACTTATCTCCGCTTCTTGCGCTCTAAATTCATTCTGCGTGGCCTGCTCCTGGGCCTGCTTGTCCTTGTTCTGAGCCGCCTTGATCTGTGGATCAGACTTCATCAGGTCTGCAGGTATGTTTAAGCCCTTAGCCAGGAACTTAGCTATTTCAACAGGATTAGGCACATGTCTAAGATCCGGGAAGATCTGCGAGAAGTTAGCTATGTCAGTCAGCCAGCGCTCTACTGATGCAATGTCATCAGACTTCTGAGCCCTGCTCAAAGGACCGACATACCTAACGTGCATCTCACCCCCAGCCTCTGCCACAACATCAGGCATCTCAGGGAACTTCCTAGCACGATACAACATCATGAACGTGTTGTTAATCAGCGGGTCTAACAGGTCGCTCTGCAAGCGACCCATTGTAGGACCAAGCAGCCTGTTCATCAGCTCGTACCGCACCATTACCTCTGTCGCAGACATTGCAGGAGACTCCTTGAGCTCCAACTGATCCACATGGAACAACCGCCGGATCATGTCGCGCAGGTCTGCCACCTGCAAGGCTGAGACATCGAACCTCGCCCCCGACTCATACGGCCGCGCAGCCTTGTCAATATCATTAACAATAATCTGACCACCGGGGGAAAGATCTAGGTCAGACATCAAACCACGGCGCTGCACAAGTGAGGGCGGGTCGATGACCTTTTCTGCAGACTCAAGCACAAGCTTTACCAGCTCATTAAGAGTCATCACAGAGGATATGGCGAGATGCCCAGGGCCATAGCCCCACTGAGAGCCCGGCGCTCTACGCCAGCGCGTCATATACGCGGGCATCTCATGGAAACCACCAAGGTCGCCGATCATCTCTGCATTTTCAGTCAGAATATAGCAACTCTTGTATTTGCGCTTCTCGATAGATACTACAGTATCAGAAGTACTGGTAACGTTGTCGTCTTTATAGATACAATGGATCAACTCGATTCTGGTTGTATCTGACGCTTCCGCTCGCTTCTTAATCTTTTCAGGTGTTGCATCGCCAAACTTATCGCATATCTGTGACGGCTTCCAGCTCAGTCTCCGGAACAGGGTGCACACCTGATCATCTTCGTCCTCGTCGAAATAGATCTCACGCAAGGGCACTGCGTCAAACCGCACGCCCTCCCACTTGAGATCATCGACCGGTAAGTGCATCATCAATGTGTTGCCAAAGCTTACCAGATCGAGATAGCCCTCTGCTATCTCTCTATTGAAGTTGCTTGCCTGGATGGCGTCCCACGTGATCTCTGCGCACTGGTCAAGCCATGACTGCGCCTCCACGCTCTTACTTAGCGCAGGGATATCGAAACCCAGGTCGAACCACTTTACCGCCGGGGAGGTCAATGAACCATGGATAGAAGCAGCAAGCGTATCTGCCCCGTTGATCGCGGTGTCATCATAGATATAACGACGTCGCCACTGCATCTCACCCTCTGTACTCAAGGGCTGGAAGTACTTAGAACCACCGATCGGGTAAATGAACCGCTCAATCAGCTCCCACACTTCCTCTGTAATCTTGCGGTCGCTCTGCAGCCGATGATATCGCGCAACTAACTTCTTACAATCTGGTTTCATTTGTGTGCCCTCACAACCTTGAACCGCTTGCTACCGCTATTAGCATTCAACATTGCTCTGATTTCCGCTAGATTCACGGCAGCATACCTTGCCATATCTGACGGGTGTGAAGACCAATCGTGAACCGGTCGGTCTGAATACATATCCAACTTGTCATTGAACTCGCGTCTGTAACTAAACAAGCCATCCAACAACTTGTCTGTCTTCCCCTCATGGAAGTAGCACATGTTCAATAACTGCCTACATGCCTGAATACCGTCTTCCAACGGCATCTTGGGAGTCACTTCGAAATACAACCCCAAATCATTTGCGATCTCTCTTCGCGTCCTACCCGTCACCCAATCCCTATTCTCTATATCGTGCGGACCGAAGTGCCCTGCGAACGTGTACGGCGTCTCATTCAACCGCTTGATATAATAATCCAACCCCTTGTTCCTATCCTCGATATAATCGATGAACACGGGCCGATCGTTCTTCAATTGCAAGATTCCTATCGCAGTCGCATCCTGTATACCCAAATCCCAGACAGATACGCACTGCTTGTCAGGATCCCACGGATGCTCGCCCACACGCTTCTCTTCGTATGCGCGATTTAGCTCCTCTGTATAGAATGCGCCTGCCATACCTGCGTCGAAACTACAAAAGTACTCCTGCTGCAACATGTCATCCGCCATGCCTGACATACGCTCTTCATCCAGCATATCTTCAGTCATGATCCGTGATCCGTCCTCTCTACACGTGTCTTCCACGGTAAGAAGCTCAGCATGCCAATCATCATTACCGAGAGCCATGTCGTAGACCTTATAACCGTGGTTCTTTCCCCGCGGTGTATAAATAAACATGGCCCATCCGCCGTTCTCAAGAAGTATAGGCCGAATGTAGTTCCATGCGGCCGGATCCGCCAGTGACCATTCGCTGAATACCACACCAACCGGGTTGGACCCAACGAGTGAATTATAGTTGTCTGAGCCACAGACCTGCCACATCGATCCGTTGACTGTCTCGATGAGCATCTCGTTGTTATTGACGCGAGTTCTGATCTCCTCCGGAAATACTTGGTCGATAATCCGCCTGCCATGATAATCGATCCCGTTCCAGATTACCTTGCGCCCCTGCACAACGGTCGGCAACATGTGCCAATATACGCCCTTCCTGGCGAACATAGACGCCGCGGTGAAATTCAGCGCAGTACTATCCTTGCCTGCGCGTCTATGCCATACACTAACTGCCCTCTTCCCGCCCTTCATCAAGTA